CATGGTGACAAGCCGTGTCGGCATCGCCTCGCAATTTCTGCAAAACGCCGCGACCAACGGCGAGCAAGCCGCCCGCAGCCTGGATGAGCTGGCGCGCAACGCGCTTTTCGCCCCATATTTCGGCGGCAATACGCGGGTGATGACAACGCTCTCCACCCCTGGCCCCAGCGTTGAGGTGGATGATATTCGTGGATTCCAAACGGTTTTCGTCAACGGCGTCCAGCAAAGTGTCTCCTCGTCCTATCCATTAACGGTCACGGTCGGCGCCAACACCTACACCGTCACCGGCGTGACACCGGATGCGACGAATTTCTCCACCGCCCCCGGCGGCATCTCCGGCGCGCTGCAGTTTTCCGGCAATGTCACGGTGCTGGATGCCACGGCCGGCAACCCCGTGCAGGCGGCAACCGCCAGCTCCATCGTCCGCCCCGCCTCGCGCAACACAACCGCGGCACTTCAGGCAACGGATACGCTGACCATGGGCATTTTACTTGATGCCGTGGCGCTGTTGCGCCGCAACGCCGTGCCGCTGGTGGACGGCGTTTACAACTGCTATCTCGACCCCGTTTCCGCCCGCCAATTATTCGCCGACCCGGATTTCAAGCAACTTTTTCAAGGCGCCACATCCTCCAATCCTGTCTTCCGCCAAGGCATGGTGAGTGACTTCCTCGGCCTGCGATTCATTACGACAACCGAAGCTTATGTCCAGGCGCACCCCACCACGCCCGGCCTTTACGTACGCCGCCCCATCGTCTGCGGCCAAGGCGCGCTGATTGAGGGTGATTTCGCCGGCATGGCGGCGGATGATGTGGCGCCAAAGGACAGCCTGGTGAACATCATCGACAATGTCGCGATGGTGACGCGCGAGCCGATTGACCGGCTGCAACAGATCATCGCGCAAAGCTGGTACTGGATCGGCGGTTTCTGCGCCCCGTCGGATACCACAACCACCGCGACCACGGTGCCGACAGCAACAAACGCAAACTACAAACGCGCGGTCATGCTTGAGCATATCGGTTAAGGGGGGGGACCAGAATCATGGCGACGGGTTCCACGCAACCATTCCGGCCCGCCGGCACGGTAACCTTGGCCGCTTCCACCAGCTCCGCCAATAAGCCGCTTGCGGGCGGCGGCAGTGCCGTGCTGGTTTACAACGCATCTTCCGCCACGGCGTTTTTCCGGCTGGGCGCCGCCGCCTCGCTGGCCGCCACGGCAGCGGATACGCCAATCCCCCCGGGCGCGCGAATGCCCATTCGTCACCTACGCGGCGGCCATTCTCGCCACCGGTGCCGGCAATGTTTATTTCACCCTCGGCTATGGGGACACGTACTGAAATGTCAGGAATCGTGGCGGCTTTTACCGATGCCCAAAAAGTGGAAATCCGCCGGTTCTGCGGCTATCCAGCCTATGGCGCCGGCGCCGCCGGTTTCAACGCCTGGCGCTTCTTCCAAGCCTACGGCACGCTGGAATACCGGCTGAACAATCTGGCGCCGGCGGAAATTGCGGTGACGTTGCAATACATCTCCACCCTCGCAACGCTGGAAGCCGCGATTCCCCCAACCTCCGCCAACCTGGATACCGAAAGCGCGGCGGCCTGGACTCATAACGAAAACGAAACGCGTGACCGCACGCTCCTGTTCGATAGCTGGCGCCGCCGGCTCTGCGGTTTTCTCGGCATCCCGCCCGGCCCGGCGCTGGCGGATGCCGGCGTGACTCTGGTGGTGTGATGGACGGTGTAAAACTGGCGGACCGGCTAGCCTACGGGGCCGGCTGCGCCGCGCGGCGCGTCGGCTTCCTGCCTGTCGCGTTTGTGCTCCCCGGCGGCAGCGTGGGCGCTCCTAGCGGCTTTGGCGTGCCCTTCCGGCAGGCCTGGGCGGATTGGAGCTATTTGCAGGTGGGCGACTATCTGGCCGGCCCGGAAGGCACCGTATTCGTGGCGGCCATTGAGCCGCCAAAACCAATGCTGGTGGTTATGACCAACACCATGGCCAACCTACATCGCCCGGCCGCCCCGGTGCTGGCGGGGGTAAACCCCTACGGCGCCGTGCTGCCAAGCACGGAAACGGTGCTCCTTTCCGGCTTCCCCGCAAGCCTGCTGGCCGGCGGCATCGGGGATCGCACCCGCGCCGGCCTGCCGGATGATACGCGCCTGCCCGGCTTCATAGCCCTGCTGCCAGCCATGCCCTTCGTGCAGCCGCGCGTCGCGGATATTTTAACCAATGACCGCGCCGAGCGCTTTCTGGTAACGGCGGTTGAACTGGTGGGCGGCGTGTGGCGGCTTTCCCTCGTGCAGGCGGTCAGCTGATGGCCGACCAATCAGATGTTGAGAACGCGCTCACCGCAATCGTGGCAAACGCGCTCTACCCCGCCGGCACGGCCGCGCCCAGCGTTACCGGCAACACATGCCGGGTGTATCGGGGTTTTCCCGCCGCCCCGGCGCTGGCGGCGGACCTTGGGGCTGGTGTTTCGCATGTGACGGTGGCTGCCAGCGGCGCGATTAAAAATGTCACGCGCTATCCGCGCATCTGGCAGAAAGTGGCGCCCGTGCCTGCAAGCCTGACCGTGCAGGTAACGGCGCAAAGTGCCAGCTTTTCCGGCTCATGCGCCGTCGGGCAACTCGCCGGCATTGCGGTGGACGGCACGCTATTCCCCTATGCCGTGCAAGCGAATGACTCAACCGCCACAATCGCCAGCAACCTCGCGGCATTATTGCGCGGCGCGGGGTGGATTGTGGACTACGCCGGCGCAACAATCACGGTACCCGGGGCCACGCATTTCACCGCCCGTGTCGTGACCGGCGCCGGCGCCCTGCAAGAAATTAAGCGCCAGGTGCAAGACTTCGCAATGACGCTATGGTGCCCGAACCCGGCAATGCGCGATATTGCCGCCCCGGCGGTGGATGAAGCGCTAGCGGCCGCAACGTTTATTCCGCTTGCCGATGGATCTTATGCCCGCATGATTTTCGCGGGCAGCGATGTCGTGGATGAGTCGGAAGACGCGACCCTCTACAAACGCACGCTGCGCTACAGCGCCGAATACCCAACGACAGCCGCGCAAATGACACCCGCCATGCTGTTCGGCACGGCGGCCTTCAATGCCAACGGCATATTTGTCGAAAACCTGAACGCCTGAAGGATTTTTTATGACATTCCAACTGGTGGTGATGAAACCTTTCCAGGGTTTCAAGCGCGGCGACGTGATCGCGGATGCCGCGGCGATCAACAAAATTCTGGCCGGCGGCCAAGCCGGCTTTGTGGTGCGCGTCAGCGCCAAGGAGGCTTAAGCCATGCCAATATTCGCCGCAGGGGCATTGAACACCACGGCGCTCATCGTGCCGGATTTATACGTGCAGATTGTACCGCCGCAAACCTTGCTGCTGAACGGCGTGCCGACGGACACGCTAGGCGTTGTCGGCACCGCAAGCTGGGGGCCGGTGGGCGAGCCGACGATTATCGGCACGATGAGCGACTATGCCGGTGCCTTCGGCCCGGTGATGGCCCGCAAATACGATATGGGCACGCAAGTGGCGACCGCCGTGCAGCAAGGCGCCGCCAATTTCATCTGCGTCCGCGTGACAGATGGAACGGACACCGCGGCCTCCGTTTCAATCCTCGGCGCCATCACCTTCACCGCCTTGTACACAGGCAGCCTCGGCAACCAGTTGACAGTTACGCTCTCCGCCGGTTCCGCCGCAAACTCCTGGCGCTTGAGCGTTGCTTTGCCCGGGCTGAACCCGGAAATGTTCGACAACATCACCGGCACGGGCGCGGCACTTTGGACGAACATCGCAACGGCGGTGAATAGCGGCAACGGGTCCTTGCGCGGGCCTTCGCAGCTCGTCGCGGCAACGGCGCTGGCAACCAGCGCCACACCGCTGGCGGGCACATTCCCCTTCTCCGCCGGCACGCCCGGCACGGATGGCGCCACCACAATCACCGCCGCGACGCTGGTGGGCAGGGACACGCTGCCACGCCAGGGCATGTACGCGCTGCGCAGCCAGGGCTGTGCCCTGGCCTTACTGGCCGACACGGATGACCCGACGCAATGGAGCGTGCAGGCCGAATTCGGGCTTTCCGAATCGGTCTACATGATTCTCACCGGTCCCGCCGGCGACACCATCACCAACGCCGCGACAACAAAGGCCGAGGCGGGGATTGATACTTACGCCGCCAAAATGATGTTCGGCGACTGGATTTATTGGTCCGACCAGACGAATGCGGTCACCCGCCTGGTCTCCCCGCAAGGTTTTGCGGCGGGGCGGCTTGCGAATTTGTCGCCCGAACAATCCTCTCTCAACAAACAGATTTATGGCGTGATCGGCAGCCAAAAATCCGGCCAGCCCGGCGGCGGCACGGCAACCACCTATGCAACGGCTGATCTGTCAGCCCTGCTCTCAGCGGGCATTGACGTTATCTCCAACCCGCAGCCGGGCGGCGCCTATTGGGGCGTGCGCGGCGGGCATAATTCCGCCTCCAACGCCGCCATCCAGGGGGATAATTATACGCGGCTGACCAACTACATCGCCAGCACGCTTGCCGCCGGCATGGGCCAGTATGTGGGGCAGCTCGTCAACGCCACCTTGTTCCAGACTATCCGGGCGACTCTTCTGGCCTTCCTGAATGGTCTTTTAAGCCAGGGGCTATTGGGCAGCACGGATGGGTCCCTGCCATTCGCGGTGGTGTGCGACACCACGAATAATCCCAGCAGCCGCACCGGGCTTGGCTATGTGCAGGCGGATGTTCAGGTGCGGTACCAAGCGATCAACGAGAAATTCATCGTCAACGTGCAAGGCGGGCAGACCGTTCAGGTGAGCCAGCAACTCGTACCGGGCACCTAACGCAGGAGGCGGAGCAAAATGCCATTCAATACGTTTTCCGTTGGCAGTGACTGCCAACTTGTGGTGATGGGCCCGTTCGGCCGGGTCGATCTCGCCCATGTCACGGGGTTTGAGGCGGCACAGGTCACGCAGCCCGTGCGCGTGGACCGGCTGGATGGCGTGCAGCTGGGCGCGGAGCTGCCAAAAGGCTGGTCCGGCATGTTCTCGCTGGACCGTGGCTCTTCCGCGGCGGATGATTTTATCGCGCGGATCGAGGCGGCATATCTGGCCGGCCAATCCATTGGCGCGGGAACTTTGTACCAATATGTCAACGAACCGGATGGGTCGACCTCCACCTATCAGTTCAGTGGCGCGGTGTTCAAACTCGCCTCCGCCGGCGCCTATCGCGGCGATGCGCCGGTTGCCCAAAAATTGCAATTTTATGCCTCCAGCCGGGTGCGGGTGTGATGGAGCGGGTGATTACGGACAAGGCCGGGCGAAGCATTTCGTTGCGAAAGGTTGGCGTCGTTGAGACGCTGCGGCTGTTCAAGGCGCTGGGGCCTGAATTGTCACTGAACGACCCGTATATGACAGCCGCCAGCCTTGCCGCTTCCGTCGCCGCGCTGGACGGGGTGCCGGTGCCGTTTCCCAACGGTGAATCCGCCGTCGAAAACATTTTGGAACGGCTGGGTGATGACGGTGCCGTGGCGGTTTCAGCCGCCATAAAACCGGCTGAGCCAGCCGCCGTGGTGGCCGAAGCGGGAAACTGAGCCGGCACCCAGCGCTGACAGATTGTTTGTATCTAGTTAAGTGCGGGGTGCCTTATGATGTGGCGTTCGGCTTGGACGACACCGAGCGGATGGCGTATGTTGTGATACTAGGTTCGCTGGACGGTGCAAAATTTGACTGGCGCCGGCTGCGCTGGGATTAAGCGACTTTTGGTTCTATAAGTTCTGGCC